GAATTGAAAGTACCAAAGAATAGTTTCATAAATATCACCAACAATCTTTGCAAGTTCAGCTTCAGAGCTTGTAGTGATTTTAATATCAATCTCCTCACCATGATAGAGGTTGTTTGTAGCAAAATTAGCAGGAGTACGACACGTAGTATATCTCATAGGGTTGCCGTACCCTGTCCATTTTTTGAAACTTAAGTCAAATTTGATTGAAACGTCACATGTCACTCAATATTGATTTACAAATTGATAGATTTTATTAGTTGTTATTTATGTATTCGGCGATTCTGTTTGGAGCATCTTCGATTTGTTCCTTGGGTTTTACACCACCATTGAAGAAGAATTCATCTATACCCTTTCCAATATGATACCAGAGATTAGTGGGCGTATTGTCGTTTCCAGACTCCATGAGATAGTAAACATAGCTACCATATAGGATACCAGTACCAAGAGTGAGGACAGTTAATTCGATAGTTTTCATTTCTAATACAACTTAATGTATATTTAGAACAACACAACAAAATAATGAATGACACGAGAACTATCTTTGGCCAGTATGGTGAACTTCTTAAAGAATGGTGCGTATCAGCGTTCTGTTCGGCTACTTTGGATTGGGTTGCTAGTAAAATCCCTGTTCGTAATGGAATATTTGCTACCCTACTATCCATTGGTCAATTGACTTGTGCGTTTGTTTCTGTAAATGCAATGATGGGATTCTTCGGAGGAGAAGGTACAGGACTCCTTCATATCACAGATAATTGGCTGGCTTACAATACTATTGTACTGATGTCTCCCACTGCAATTAATAGACTCACCTCTAGTTATCAAAAATTACATTTCATCCTCTATGGCCCTGGAAGAATTCCTCAAGTTCCTTCATCTTGTGCTTCTGGAAACTGTGGTACTTCCAATATCGCAGGCCCTGACCAAAAGGTAGCACCCCAAAGAGAACTCGCAGATTCGTTAATTCCTAAAGCCCAAGAACAAACTATGGGTGATAGAATCGCATCACAATACAGAGCTATGAAATCTACGAAATAAAGTTTGTTTATTTAAACAGAAATATGAGCACCAGTCAATCTGAAATCAATCACTATACTTTGGTTATTTGCACTCGCTGCAATTGTGTAGGAAGTAACAGTACCAGCCGCTCCCTTAACGCGAACAGAGTAACCAGCGGCAGGAAAATTAATAACCACGTTTTGGGAGGCCCCCCCAAGTACCGTAACCATAAGTGATCTACCAACAAAATTAGATACATCAGTACAGTTAAGAGTAAGTACTCCTGTAAGTACTCCGAGTACATTATAACTGTTACTACCATTAGGGATAACAGTAACACCGCCCACTCCAGTGTATTCTTCCCACGTTCTAGGGATTTGTCTGTTTCTTGGTATTCCATCTTTATCAACCTCTAGGTATCTTTTTCTCTCTGAAGGTGTTCCAACATAAGCGTTTTTAGAAATGTTTGATGTCATCCTTTGATAATACTACATTTCTAGTATGAATTTAGAAAAACAAAACCCAAACAGACGAGTAGGGTTAGTCATTTCTCTGACTGATGGAGCTTGATAGTATCGTGTTGTTGTTTGTCACAAGTACCGTGATGTTCCAAATCTCTCTCCTTATCACAGAACAGCTAAGAGCCGACAATAACGTTAGAGACCCAATCCTGAGATTTATGCCATATGTGTATCAAGTAGTTGCTTTTGGGCTAATGGTTTATTCGTTTTATAAGTTATCACAGCTAAGCACTTGTTATATTACGTGCTTTAATCAAAATAATCCAGAAGATGTGATGAGTAATTTTGTTGGAAGTAACAAGGCCCTTGAGCATTTCCGTTAGCATTTGTATACCAAGGAGGAGCATAAAATATATGTGCATCAAATAAAGCAGAAGCATTATAACAGTATTGATTAAATGCGTCATAAGTTGGATTAAGATTAACTGGAGCGATATCACCACTACCAAAGGCATGGGAACCGATATCATAAATAGCGGTATATACCTCATAGTATTTCCTGTAGGCTTCTTTGCTTCCACCATCCCATCCGTTTGTCTGATAATCAAAAGACCCACCAGCATTTGGATAGTTCTTTGGAGCAGTATGTGTGACACCATAAGCTCCACAGAAGAAAGTATAACAATCATAAGCAGCGGTTACTCTATCTCCTGCACACATATGTGCAATGGTACCCCCTTGTTGTTCGCATGTTGCGTTGTTTATAAACTTACCTAGTCTTCCACTGAAGAAATGAGAGAGAGCCCAATCCAATCCATTTCCTAAGTGGTCTCTCACAGGATGACGATGTGATGTTTCTTCTGCGTTACAACCTGTAGTGTAACTTCCTCCAATAGCGGAACAGGTTCTTTCATTCGGCCAATCTACCTGTGCGGCTGAGAAATCTGAAAGTTCCTCCAAGAATTTCTTACTCTTCCATATTCTCGTCATGAGTGGAGCTTTAGTAAAGAAGTAGTATGGACCAAAGAATAACCACTTCAATCCAAAATACGGACCATCTGTCAATGCAGATCTTGTAAGGTCACAGAGAACAAACAACAACACATACAATGCCACCACACCTAATCCATCAATCACTAATCTTCCAAGTATACTATCTGGTTTCTTCTCCTCCTTGAATTCCTTCTCCAATACTTTGTATATCTTATCGAGGTCTGAATTAATTACCTTTGCCTCATCAAATCTAGCTAAACGCCCTAAATCTTCTCTCTGCATTTCTAAACCATATGAAATAGAATTTAAATACTCGACATGGATATTTTTGTACTGCTAACTATTTTTGCTCTAGGTTATGCCATGATGCGTCACAAGAGAACCACGGTTAATGAATATACCACTACAATGGTGGAGAAATCAGGATCGTCTATACTACCTCCAGGGTATAATCCATTCATCCTAAACCAATTTCAAGAAATGAAGGACAGAATCTATTCTGCTGATCTCAGGGAAAACAGAATAGAAACCAAGCCAAGTAGAGATACAGTGGGAGTATACGGTATAACTCAGAAGGAGCTCAAGTTCTCACCTGGAGATTCAACTACCATCATTCACGGGCCTAAACATACATTGAACGTTTAATAATTCTAATTCCCTATTAAATAAACACTTAGCCGATTGAATGAGTTTACAACAAGTAGCGGGTGGCCCATCTCCAGCAGCCATTGCTGAGACTAGAACCAATGCAAAGGCTGCATCTGGTGTTTCTGGAAAATACGCTGTAATTGATGGTTCTGATCAGTCAGGAAACGAATTCCCAGTTGTCCCCTTCGCCCCAGACGCATACGATGATACTGCCATGTATAAAGCAAAATTCGCCAGTGGAGCAGGAGCTGGAACGAACTGGGTTGTTCCATTTACTGAACAGGATGCTTCTTATTTAAAGAGACAACGAGACCAGATTGAAAATGCTGATTTTGATAGATGGGTAATGGGTAAATTTGACCTAGAAGACCCAGCTCAGCTTTTCCTCTTCCAACAAATCGCCCCCGAACAATTTCAGCGCAGAATGGACCTTATTGATTACGAACAAAATCTCGTAACTAGATATGCAAAGATGAGACTAATGGGTCCTAGAACGATGGAGGACCTGAAATTCGAGTGGCTGATCGAATCAGGAAGAGTTGAACTTCCCAAGGGACCAATTTGGGATCCAATTTCATGGATGAACAGCCAACTCGGTGTGAATCCCCCAACAACCGAAGAGCAATGGGCAGTCCGAGGAATACAGAACGACAATAGATACATGGCTGGTCTGTTCTCCCCACTAAAGATGCTCACAGAAACCCAAGTGGGCTGGAACCCAACATCAAATAGAGGAGACATTAGAGGAAACTCTGCCTCGATAAAAAGAGGTCAGCTTTTTGAAGGTTCAGAAAGGGTCAACAGTTCAATCTACTACGGAGGAAACCCAATCGTTGAACCACAAGCCAGAGCCTACGCACCAAATATTGGAGGTTCTTCTTTTGGAGGATACGAAGCAATTGTTGCCCCCAACCAAGCAGCAGGAACTAGACACGGATACGGTAGAAATCCTTTAACTCCTCTTTTGGCAAACAACCAACCCCCAGCCGTAAACAACGTTCTTCCTCCGAGAAATTACGTCGGATATAACAGAGCTAAAATTGTCAACAATTAAAATTTATTTAAATAAACCGGGATTCAATCTAAACCAAGTGAGTGATGCCTGGGGATTAGCACAATTATTTGGGTCTACTGGGGGATTGGGACTTACTGTAGGAGGGACGGTATTCGCACAACTGGGGGAAGTATTGAATGTACTATAGAGGAATGTATGATTCGGTGCAGTGTATACTTCATCTTCTGTAGTTTGTTGAGATTCAAATCCAGTGGCCCAATTATTTGAAGTAATTGAAAAGTAGGAAGTTTGGTATCCTTCTGGTGCTGCGGTGTGATTGAGGGGAGGACCGTTATTCACTGCGCAATAGTATCCTTCAATGTCCTGCATGTTGTAAATATTGTTTCTTGTTCCATTGTCTGTCTTGTTGTAAATCGGTGAGTTCTGTAATAATTGACACTGTAAAGGGCAACTGACTACATTCGATCCATTGATAAAGCCAGTGAACGAATTTCCACTTCCAGGTGATGGGAAATTTGCCATATGTTTTGAGTAGAGGTAAAATCTAAAAACTTTAATACTATTATATATTAGATTCAAATTGACATTTTGACTTACCTAATATGGAAGGAAGAAGAAAAAACAAAGTTGCCCTCCATTATGATACAGATATGCCATTACGTGGGAAAATTGAACCTTTGCATGATAGTTACAAATTTAAGAATAGGAAAAACTCAACAGTAACTGTTCCAGGCTGGGCATCAGGAACAGAGCCAAATCATCCCATCCCAGTGCAAATGCAAAACTTGTTCGATTTCACTCATAGTGTATTCGGACCACCTGACTTGCCAGTGCCTGCGGGAATTGTAGGAAGACCACAAACAGTTCCTGTAGAGTATAACAAAGTAAGAATGAATCGAAACTACGACAACACTAACCCATTTGATTTGAGTGCCAATGTTGACCGTTCATTCTACCGAGGCGAACAAGGAATGAAAGAACACTTTGTTACAATGCCATTTATTCTTGATACTGATTTACCCTGTTCAGTTCTAGGATTCAAGTTTTAATAAAATTTAATTGCATCTTCTTGAGCAAATACTTTCCTAGACAATATACACCCCACGGCATCTATCATTATCGATGATGAATCAGTAGGGAAAGCCCTAACATTGTCAAGTAAATATCCAATTGAACTCTTTGCTTCTTCTCTTTTAAATAGCTTACTGTTGAATATTTCATTTCTTTCAACTTTTGTATCGCTGCTGAAATTATCAACGAATGCCTTCTCTGTCTGTCCTGGAGTTTCTCTAAAACATAAAATAACGTCTGGCTGAGGAAGTCCCTGAAACTTACTGACAAGTGATTGAAATGAAGCAACATCTCTTGTTTCTCTTGAGTGGAAACAATTATTAGCATAACCATGCGCAACCAAATCCATAGTATAACTCATCTTGATGATGTTTTTACCTTCTTCTAAAGCTTTGACAATGTCTCCCTTTTCTTCCCATAGACAAGCAAGTTGTCTAAAAAACATACAAGTGGCTCTATTGTTTTCGTTTGAGAAGTTTTCTGTGTTAATCTGAAGGTCAAACTGAGAGGTCTCCCCGATTTGTTCTGATTGCTTTTGAATCATTTCAACTAGTTGGTCCATTTTAGCTTGTAGATGGGAAGGGTAACTGAGTTCTATGAGGATGCCTCTTTTCGTTTCGCGTTTAGGGACTTGGAGGTGAGCTGGTATCATTGCAAGAGAGAAAAAAAGAATACTTAACTCGTAAAGGGTTTGCTTTTATTTTATCTGACAAGGGTTACCCACTTGTATCCCTTTTTATAATATTTTGATTTCGTAATATATCTTTCAGTTTGGTCTTCACTTACAAGTTTTGGTGTGCCAATATATCCCTGTTTTCCAAAGGACCGTTCAAATTCCGGTTGTAATAATTTCCTCAAGGCACCATATATGAGTGAAATGTTCGACCGGTGGGTTATTTCTATTCTCACATGCGCATGGATGAAGCCTCCTGTCGCTGGATAGGTCCCATCTTTCCTTTGTCTTCCTTCTCCTTGTTCTAGTGCATATCTTACCTTTGCTGAAATAATGTAAGGCTGATACCACTCATGGTCGGGGTCATTAAATCTTATCACTTCCTCTAGATTATCTGCAAGAAGAATAATGATATCCCTGAGAGCGTCTTGGATGTATTTCTCTGTATAATTCATCGCATTATCTATGTATGTATTTGGGTTTAGAGTAATATTCCATTTGCTGAATCTCACCTTTTTATCTCCTCGTCTTCTACTCTCCTCCTCTAAAACATTCAACCTGGCGACCAAATCTCTCTTTTTCATTTTCTAAATCTATATAGATTTAGAATTGACTGAAATGAGTGGTTCTGAGATATCAAAGGCTATCGCTAAAGCAAATGGTTCCGGAGCAAAGCAAGCACAAAAAGATGGTTTGGAAAGACAAGTAGAGGCAGCTGAATTTTATGGAGTAATTCCATCAGACCAACCACAACAACCCAAAAAACGAGGAAGACCTCCAACCAAATCAAAATCCCCTGGACCTTCAAAGGAAGGTGAAGCACCTCCACAACAAAGAAAAGAACCAGGAGCTCAAAAGAAACCCACTGATGAATCAGTGAGTAAGATTGTGAGTGAAATGAAAAGAAATAGTTTAATTGCAAAAGTGAGAGCATGCGCTGCTTGGTGGCCTGATCTCTGCTCTGAGACATTGCGTAATACGAATATTTATCTTTGCACAAATGAACAATTGGAAACTATTTGCAAAGGATTCGAGGATACTGTAATGATTCAATCTGAAATTGTGGATATTCCAAGGGCATTCAAACAAACCATTTCAAAAGTGGAACCTTTCGCAGTTGCGATTGGAACTGCAAATTCTGCACATCCTTTCTTGGGTCAATTGAGAAAATTGAGTGGACTTGGAATTGCTTTGCATCAAGACCCTGCTGTGGATAGAAATGTCAAACTTCTCTCATTGCGATTTTTAGGAAAAATGCCCAGAAGTCCATTCTTGAGTCTTATTTGGAGTGTCATTATGGTTGGACTTGAAGTAATTAAAGAAAATACGATGAATGAATTAATTGAAGAAGTTCCAACAGAGGGAGATTATGCTGGGTTGTAATCTAATCTACTAAATAGAAATAAAAATGATTTTAGCTATTCTACTGGGTGCAGCTCTTTTAACTTGGTATGTTGATAAAACATTCGATGGGGTAACTTCATTAGTAAACGAAACAGGGGAAAATGTAAAGAAATCAAAAACCGGTGAATTCAGAGATTTGGGATACGAAAGACAATTAGCAAGGAAATTACCATGGGGAGCTCAAAGATCAACAAGAATAGGAGATTGGGGATACAAGAATCCAAGGCCTATTATTGATCCCCAAAGAGGAGGAGAAAATACAAGAGTACAACCAATGCCACATCAACCTATTTTACCTAATCAAAAGAGGAACTTTGTTAAATTGGTGCATAATAGAGAAAATCTTGAAGAATACTTTCGTTTTGATCAATATCTAGGAGGAATATACCAAGATAGAAGACCCCCACTAAGAAGACTTGCTTTATAATAAAATTGAATTGTTTATTGAATTTAATAATTTTTGGAACATTTTCTTGGTTTTACTTCATCTTCGTCAATTGATGGTCTTCTTAAAATTGCTTTAACTTTTCTGAATCTGAATCCATCATCACACGCGTGATTAATTGCAGAAACTGTATCTTCTACACAGCATTCCCCGATGTATCTTTGAAAATCACCAAAACCAGTAGGAGAGAAATGTTTCGCTTCACAGTCACAACTATCAATTCCTCCAGGGCGAACTTCTTCACAATAACAATGCATATTAGTTGCAGTCATTTGAATTAAAGCAGTATTGAGTTCGCGTTGGCAACAGCGCAAGAAAATGTGTTCTAAGTTACCATCATTTGAAGAATCATACTTGAATATATTTGTTTCACCAACATCTGCGCGAGTTAACCAATTGTAACCATAATGTTTGTAGACTGCTCTCAAGTTGTCTAATTTGAATAATAACATTTTAAAGTATTGTTCTTGGTATTTTTGGTGGTGGTCTGATACATTGTGGAGTAAAGATGGATTTTCTCTAAATTCTTCGTTCAAGTATTCATCAAAAATTACGCGATATCCTTTCAAGTCTTTGATTTCAAAGTAAGAGACCTTTTCAGTTCCTTCAACTTTGAAGGTAAAATACTTAGTAAATGGTTGATACAAGTCAGCTGCTGTTGTGTAGAAATAATCCCAAGTAAAATCAAGCTTGTCTTGTTTGAGTGCATAAAAAACGGGATTGAATTCAAAAGCAACAAGTTGTGGAACAAACGATTCCAAAACACTCAACCAACTAACAACAAGAGCAATCAATCCTCCATTACTTAACCATTCTGGTCTTATTCTGGCACATACAGGCAAACAGTCTAATAAATCCTCTTGGCAATGCATGTAGATACTGTACTTTCTTCTGTAATCTTCAACAGTGAACTTGTCAAGAAATAAGTTGTTGGTATTGGAAATTTCTACTGTTTCGTGGACGTGAGTAACAATAGTATCTTTTGACAATGGTTGTTGTTTTCTAGCAAAGTCGATAAAAGTTTGATACCAAGAAGGGGAGTTTTTATCAAAATGATCATAATCGCCCAAGCACAATTCGCGATATCTTTCAAGAACATGGTTAATTTCATTAATTGGATTGTGAACCAAACAACAACATTTGTAACTACAATTACATTCGGGGTCTTCGCAATAAAAAGGAGGAGTTGACTCTGTTTCTACAGCTATTCCATCAAGTTTAACATAATCGGCAGCCGCATCATCATATACGAGGTGTTCGAGAATTCCTTTAATAGGGTGGGGAGAGAAAGTTATAGTTTGACTAGAAGCAGACATCGGTTGGTTTGTGTGTGTATGTGTCGTTTTGCGCTAAGTATATATGTAAACAAATTGATAGAAGTTGATTGAGATAATCCTATATTGATAGGTGACTTGACAGCTGTCATCGATATTGATTGAGTGACCGATTTGATATATATTTTACTTAAACCCCTAAATTTATATAATTCTTAAACATGCAACAAGATTCAAATCCACTCAAACTTGATTTAGACCCAACTCATCCAGTAATCAATTTAAATGCACCATTACCTGTTTCCGTGAATGCTGATAATTATCCACCAAGAACAAATCCAATTAAGAAAGGAGATTTAATTGTAGCGAGAAATGTAAATTACACTTTACATTGCGGAATAACGTATGGGCTTACAATGCACTACTTAGTTAACGTTCCAGGAGTAGTTAAAACAGTTGCCTTGAATATTGAAAGAGCAGTTGTATTCATGCCTTCAATTAATATGAATGTATTTGTCGATTTAAACACCCATGAAGCAACTTCAAAGTTATTCACTGACTTTGAATTAAAGTATCGTGTACTTCATTTAGTTCAAAAATACGAAAGAGAGAAAAGAAGACAAACTATTAAAGTACCCACTATTCCTTCCTTTGTTCGCCGCCCTCCTATTTTACCTCCAACTCCAACAAGAGCAATCTTTAAAGTAAATCCTCCTCCTCTCGTTAGAACTACTAGATTATATTGCCACGAAACTCTCGCCGATGATGATAAATTCGATTTACAATTTATAGATGAAACTACAAAGTTTATTAATAATAAAAATGATTAAAACTAATGGATACGATTCGGTAAAACTTGTGAAATAAACCAAGTCCTAAAACAGCTGTCAGTCACCTATCAGAATCAATCAATATCAATCAAAGTCAATCAAATCCAATCTATATCCATATATAGCGTAAGCGTAGAATAACCCTACATCATTATCACTCAACCGACACAACAATGGCAGCTCTCCTCAACAAAGTCAAATCATTCGTTATCACCCTCTCTGGTACCTCTCAAAAGAACAACCAAGTACAACCTATTAAACCAGCTAAAACAATCACAAAGAAACCAACCGTGACAAAAAGTACAACTATCGTATTACCCGACGAAGACGAAGATGATATTATTCAAGAGTTAAAGAAAGAAGTAGAGTTTTTTCAAAATGAATTAACTGACGTTAAACACGACTTTGAAGTATATGAAATCCAAGCCGAACAAAGAGAAGACGATTTAATTAAATTGGTTAAACAATTAAGAAATAAGAACAAGTCATTATATGCAGAATTACACAAGTCAGAAAATAAACGATTAATACTTGAAAATAAATACCAAGACAAAAAGCGTAGAATTAGTGAATTAGAGTATAGCGAATACAAACTTCAAAAACATATTGAATCCCTGCCTAAAGAACAACAAGTAGTACAACACCCACCAACTCAATGTACGCCTACTCCTCCTCCTCCTCCACCAAGACAAGAAACACAATTCAAATATGTTGATAAAAGAACTATTGTTATTTCTATGTGCGATGTTGATAAGTCTGCTATTTGCTCAGAGAGTAAGAGTTATGAAGAATGCTGGGAAGCTTTAAGTATATATGAAGAGGTACATGGAACTATTGATGGATTCGTTGTACCTGAACACTTAAGATTATATTAATAAATACAAGTCATTTTTGCGTAATTTTGAAGTCATTTTTTATTAGTTAAGTTATTACTCTCTTCTTTATAGTATCAAATTGGACATTTTGACCGGAAAATTATTTGGAAGTTTCTGGTGGCTTATCTACTTTTTTCCTGGAGAAGAACTTTGGTTTACCACTCACCCATACTCCAAGTAATAGTGACATTACAATATCAGCCCATACTGGGTGATCTACTCCATTTAAATAAGAATCAACAATTAAAAACAAAGATACTCCTCCAACTGCTAACGACAAAATAACCGCCATAAACGATTGGAGGAAATGGTTAATAATTGCCCAACTAAAATACTTCTTAATAATTACTTTTCTGGTGTCACTTTTCATTGAACCCAAAGAGTGGTCCAACCCTAGGTTTATTTCATTTTCTGACAGACCTTGATCCATAGGCAGCTACTCCTGAAATGGCTTATTGTTACAGACCAGTATATAGAATTAAAACACTATCAAGATGCTCCTCTGAAAACCGTGAACAATGGTTAGAATGGCGCAATATACACCACAAAGTAGTTACATCAAGTATTCTTTGTAGTTATTTTCGATTCGGTTTTGCATCTTGGAATGCAACACTTTTAGAGAGATTTGATGAAGAAATCAAAAAGAAGAAAGATGATAATTTATTTGCAAGGAGAGCAATGCTTCATGGAACAACTATGGAACCAAAAGCAAAGGAGGCATTTTGGAAATATTTAAATCATTTATCAACTAAAAACAAGCACTTCTACAAACAAGTTAGTTCCGGTGAATGGAGTGACCGTTCTAAAATAGTTTATGCTGAAGAAAAGTCAGAAATCATTTCAACTCCTGATTGTTTGTTCCTTTACAATGAATGGATGCATGCAGGATTAGCAGTTGCTGAATTCAAGTGCCCTTACAAGTGTGTTATTAGTAGAAAAGATAAAGCACTAATTCAAGTAGTTACAGAATTCTTGAAAGAAAACCCACGAGGAAAGGTGAATGCTTTTGTTCAAGCTTCAACTTATAGTTTGGTTCATAGTGCGAATATGATTATGGTTGTTTTTTACTTTACTGACACTGTAGAGGAAGAGTATATTGTTGTATATTCTTACACTCCTACCCCTAGCCTGTTTGAGGAGATATTTGATGCTATTATTGCGAGTAACACTGCTCTTGAAGAACTTGAGATGCGAAAGAATTCAGATAGGAAATTCAAACCATTCAGAAGTCCCATGGGCGTACAAGGAAAAATTAGTGAGCTGATGACTAAATGCTTACGAGATACTCCATTAATATACGATGTTCGAAATTCAGAAACTATTTATTTAGATGAAGAGTGCACCGACGAGGGCGAAAGCAGCGGGCCACATATACCAGGGGAAATAGGTAGTTAGAGGAGGTGATGCTTTTGAGGTCAGAGCGAATTCTTTTGCAATTTGCTTATTCCCACCCTTTGCTTGTATTGTTGTATAGCTGATTGATGGCTTAATAAAAAACTGAAAACCAAAACCTACACAACCGAGAGTTACTGCTCTTGAAAGTGGATTACCAAGACCTACATCAGCAAGGAGACCGCAAAAAGTTTGAAGAAAACCAGACATTTCCTGAGAGTTTATTAAAATGACTTTATAGATTTAGAAAACCGAAACGCCCCCAAAACGGACTCTTTTATCACTCTTTAATCTTTCAGGAGGGTCCCCGTAAGCAGATGGGTAATTGGATTTAGTTCTAATATGGTGGTAGAGCTGTCCTGAAGGTCCCCATGGATTACCGAACCATTCTGCTGGATTCCAAACAAAGTTCTCCCCATAAATTGGCATACCACCTGCATCACCCGCTTTATCGTCATAAAGCCTTGCATCATTATCAAGTCTAAAATCGCTAGTTGGAGGAGTATCGTAATCAAAGTAAACGTTTGGGATATTCTTCCAATTTGCAAAGTTACCTCCTGGGTGTGGAAGACAGGGGATTCTCTTCATTTGTGATGAATCTGCTCTTAATATTCTCATATTATCAGCAATTTTATCCTTTGCATACAAGTCCTTCAATGCTTGATTGTGGGCTCTGTGATAATCAGTCCACTCCTTTGCGGATTTACCGGGTGTTTTGCGTGCAATTGCTGGTCTTACTATGCGCGAATTTTCAGTTAAGAAGTTTTTCCCTACTCTGATATTTTCAGAACGTAACCTCCCAAGTGTTAAATCGTCTATTTCTTTATCTTTAGGACCATAATAATCTGACAAGTTGGTCTCTTGTGATTGGTCCGGCATCTGAGTTGCTAATCCGAAAACAGCAGCACCTACGAGAATTGGTAGCATTTAAATAGCCTGTGTAGTATGATTAAAACATTTAGAATTTTTTTCAGCAATGGAAGTCACGCAAGAACAGCTCTTACAGAGACAAATTGACTTTGAGCTTAAGAATGCTTTAAAATCAGAAGAGAGGAGAATTAAACAGAAGAGAAAGTTATCTGCAAAAGATAAAAATGAACCTCCTACTAAAAAGCAAAAGAAGATCTCTGCTTTCCCTATTACTGCTAGAGATGTTGAAGCTTGTAGAGCCTATTTTTGGACAACTATTGGTTATGTTCCTTTGATTGAAAAGGTGGTAATGTGGAGTGGATTGACAAATGAAACTATGGCTCATTGGACTTACCCTATTCTTCTTGGTCCCCCTGTGAAAAAAGATGGAAAATCAACACCAGTTGATTATATTGTTGGAGTTGCTCGCCCTCATCTTGTTCTCTCTGGTCTGAGGGATTTATTCAGAAGACTTTACCCTGATAAAAACCCAGCAGATTACAGTCAATGGGAAGTTTACAAAATCAACAAAGCTTATTATACCGTCAAAGTTGAAAAAGTATCCTTCCAACAAGAAGTTCAAGAATTTGCCCTAGTTGAAACCAAACCTTTCGGAGGTCCAAAAGATCCCCCATGTATCCATTGGCTTGAAGAGAGCAAACTTAAACGTATTGGAAAGGCCATTGCAATCAAGAGTTACCTCGCAGACAAAGATTTAAATAGATTGAAGCGTTCCAAGATTCCTGATGGTGCTCAAGCTTGGGGTCCAGAACATCTTACCCATATCACTGAAAGAGTTGAAGAATTAAAGAAAAATCTCTTACTCGCTGACAAGGAAGCTACTAAAAAGCTTAATTCTGAATCTATTGCCGATGCAATGAATAACCTCGCTGACGGTTCTGACGCATCTTCTGAAGACTCTGAATAAACAATAAAATGTTGTAATTTATTTAATCGCTTTCTTCCACAATTTCTTCTGCTGCTTCTACAACTTTATCAACCGCAGGTTTTAGCAACCCTACCCCATACCACGATATAAGGATTCCTAACCCTATTGAGGCAGCCACTAATACAAGCGGGTGTGTGAGTAGCAGCTTCTCCTTTGTATTATTATTTCTAGTACGTTCCCTTTCTAACTCTATTTCTTCTTCTTCTTCTTCATCTGATAGAGAACTATTTGCAGGCCTCATTCCTTTAGGTACTCTCCCTTTCTTAATCTCATTAGCATAAGCATTAAGTCTTTGTGGTCTTTTAGTAAACAGGCTTTCATCTTCGGATTGGCTACTTTGACTGGAACTATCAGAAACAGGCTCTGCGGATTCAATTGTAACTTCTGGTCTTTGTTTCTCCATAGCGTGTTTTTTTTCTAAATAATCCTCTTTCGTTTTAGAAATAGAACAGACAGAATGGATAAAAAGAAACAACCACAAAAACCACCAGAATCTAAGTTTAAGACTCCACCAGATTTCCTCACAGTGGAGGATAAAGTGAAAACCATGAAACTTTCCCCCGAACAAATGAATGATCTCTACACAACAGTGATAGAGTCTGAAATGTTAAGTGCAAGAACAAAAGAAGAGAGGATGGCATGGGCAGATTTAAAAGTGAGAAAGAAAGCAAAGGTATCCATGAAACGAATGGAGGAAGCGTTTATCGAAGAGTTTCAACTTTGGCTTCAGGGGCGTTCAATTTACAATGTACAAGAGAAAACATGGAATAAATTCATAATGACCAACACTGGACTTCAAGAAAGCACAGAGACAAAAAAACACACTCCATGGGGAAATAAACCACTTCTCCATGTTCCTGGAGTTGCTGAACTCCTCGAAGGACCCGCAACAAACAGAGATCATGTAATCAAGGTTCTCACAAAACTGAAATTAACGGGTCCTCGGAATATCAACGAAGCTTGGATTTATTACAAATATATTGTGAGGGGTGTTGGAATAGATGGGAATATAGTGAATGAACAGAATATATTCTCTGATTACGATTACTTAAATCACCCCATATTGGAAGATACGTTTCCCGACGACCAAGACAATCTCGGAGGGCTGGGTCCAGACTTGAGATATGATGTAGGAGCAGCCGACAATAACGCACCTCCCAAGTACAACAATTCTCTATACAGGAAATGTCTTGCAGTTTCTAGGGGTAACGCACTTGCAGGGGATATTGATTTGCTATCTACTCAAGAATTCAACATGCTTGGGCCAGAAGATAAAATGTTTATGACGATTATTTGGAGATCTAGATTGGCAGGAAATGTCAGAAGGAATGCAAATAATGCACTTTTACAAATCGACCTCAATGCAGCAGTTGGGGCAGTTCAAAACCAAGCAAACAATCTTCCCCCTCAAGTGAATCAAAACCCACCAGCAGCAAATCTTCCACCTGCTCCCGTGCCCGGAATTGCTGAAGTAATTGCTGAACTCCAAGCATTGAATCAACTTACAGCAAACGTACATGGGAGGATAGAAGACCAGACAGGGATAATGGCAGAACAACACATGCTATTGAGAAATGAGATACAACAAGCAACTATCAATATTTCAAATTCATTTGACGGGGGTGTGGGAGATATTGATTCCACTATGAGGCGAGAATTCACAAAAGTTGTTGATGCAATGAATCAAAACTTTACAAATATAAGAACAGACTTCTCACCAGAGGGGAATTCTCATGTCAGTTTGAGGGGAATGGCAGGGGGAGTTCTTAACAGGATAGGAATTGTTCCACCTCCAAATCCTCCACCACCGCCTCCACAAGAACCTCCTGCCGCACCTCCACCTGAACCTCCTGCTGCACCTCCACCTGAACCTCCTGCTGCACCTCCACCTGAACCTCCTGCTGCACCTCCACCTGAACCTCCCGCTGCACCTCCACAGGAAGAACCTCCCGCCCCACCTCCACCACAACCCGAACCAGTGGCTGTGGTAGTAGACCCAGTGATACCTCCTGCTCCTATCGTCCTGGTTCCGGGACCCAAAATAGGTTACCCCGAAGCAAGACTGAGAGAACAACACGATCCAAGATTTGGTGTAGATATCCTTAAAAAAATATTAAAGGAAACATCAAAAGGAGCAGAAAAGAACAGAAAGACACCAAATCCAGGGAGTGACGCATACAAAAACAGAAACTATAAGCAATACGTGGATCATCTTGTAACTTCTGCGTTTAATGATGTGTCTGATGTTACTATCAGAAAAGCAGTCGATTACTTAAAGAGGGCAAATCCAAACGACCCACAAGTGCAGAGTATGGAGGTTTTCTCTGCGGGAGGGAACGTAGATAGAGATATAATTTACAGAGAAAATATAAGGGCATGGCTAGAAAGTGAGGAAAACCTAGAAGGGGGAATACCGTTCGCAGAAAGTTTGATTTCAGAAACAGGAAAGCGAGCAGTGGAAAGTTTGAGGTTTATGAATTCAGGCCTGGGAATGGATATGGTTGAACTTTTTGAGGCGAAGAAGGGAAGACAAGAACACGAAAAACTACTTTTCATGGATGCCATGAAAGATATGCCTCAGTTGTTCCACAACGAAGAGCATCTTTCTCAAAACGATAAAGAACACAGAAAACGAGCAGTTGGGAGCTTCAGAGACAATATAATAAATCTTTATAGGATGTTCAATGATTCTTGGTTACAACAAGAAGGAGACAACGAATTGAATCCAAGAGTGTTGGGGGATAGAAGACCATCAGCACCCAAGTTTATTAGGAGAACACAGATATATAAGGCGACAAACGCATTAGCACACCTCGCAATGTCTGACCCAAGACCAACCAGGAGAGAGACGGACAGAACAGCAAATAGAGCATCCAACCCTGCAGGAGTGCGCCCAGGTACCGATGTACCCTATCTCACAAACCTTGGAGGAACCGAACTAGATAATGATTTAGATGAAGTACATGCGTTGTATGGGGGTTATTTGTTTTCTATGCTTGGTACCCAACCAAACGAACCCTCTCATATGGCAAACTATATGGGTAGACTTTTAGATGCCAGAATAGAAAAGATACGAACAGATAATAATGTTCCAGACAATATTGATATGCTTTTAAGGCAATTCTCAGTGGGGCAACATATGACGTATCCAAACCAAGAGAGATTGTATGATACCTTTACCATACCCATGCCACTAGCCAGACACAATGAGGGTCATTTAAAACACATCAACCTTATACAGGAAACATACAAAAGCTTCAAGGACTTGGCATTGCAGAAAGTTGACGGTAAACAAGAAAGGTTCATGGAATCGATACGAAGAGATGTTGGTACTTTGGGAAGGTATGGATTCACGGAAGAAGACATGGCAAGCTACTATACTAGGGTAGTAGATAATATAGGACCCGAACTGAGAGAACAAGTGCTAAGGGCAGCAAATGATGATGCATTTAAACCAACTGCTGCCCGACAAGAAATAGCTCGAATGCTACCACTGGTGCAAAATGCAGGACAGTATTATGAAGCACCACCGATAGACCGGCCCAGCGTAAACGCAAGTACCGGAATACATGGATTGGAAAAACTACCTCCCAAAACACAAGCACTGTACAACCAGATAATGGAATATATGATGATGGGATCGGAAGCATACCACAACCAACAAGAACCAGATACGTCAAATGCAGCAGAAATCAATGACAATATAGGAAGATTACAACAGCTCGGTCTCGACCCTATGAAATTCGTACAAGAATACAAAGAACACATCATGTTCCAAGCAGGGAATTCAAATTTCTTGGAGTTAATGAAAATAGGACCACCCAAAAATCCAATACAGTGGAAAAACGGAGACGTTGAGGGAATCCACCAATTACCACAGAAACTACAACCGAGGGCAGGCCAGACCGTTTCAGCGATAAAGAAGCTGGCAGTGGATTTTACGACAGGAACACAACCATCCCAAGCAAACATAGAGCAACTTACCGAGAATATGATTTTCCTAGCAAGGGGGGGTTATGATATGTATGATTTTTTGGAACAATACTCTAAAGATACCTTTAGGGATGACGTTACAATAAGTCGATTCTTCGAGTTCATTGACCTCACGAGACCAGAAACACAAGATCAGATTTACAGGAGATTACAAGCAGAAGAACAACAAAGACAAACCATCCAAGCTGAAGAACAACGAATCGGTTCTACACTCCAACAAAACATCGAAAGAAAGAGACTGAAAAAACAACAAACAGGAAATCAGCGTAAAATATCCAATATACCCTATGAGTTCTATGAGGATTTTTCGAAACAGATTGACAATGTAGCTTCTGGGAATGCCACATCGGCTGATATTCCACTATTGGAGAAATTCAAAAGAAGAATAGACAAGATGGCCCCAACAGGAGCAAACGCCGAACATCTCAAAGATATAGTTAATGGAATGATTGATCATATTAAAGACACAGAAATTGTCAATAAGAACATTCCACAAGCTATTGAAATTTCAGGATTGAGAGAAATGTCTCATGTTTTTGAGACATACTCTGATGCTAGATCAATTGTAGGATTAGCAAAACAATCACAAGTCACAGACGAGTTTGTGTCTGCAATAGATGAACGAATGGCAGCAGTAGCAAGGAAGGACTACTTAAACAAAGAATTAAAGAAACTCAACATAAAATACGGAGAAGCAGCTAAGAACACCCAATACAGACAAGGGTCTGCAAAGATATCATTACAGATGCAAATGATACAAAGAGAAATCAACTCACTTGACGTATCAAAAGCTGGCCTGAGTGTAGATCCTTCTGAGGGGATTGTAGCAGAAAGAATGGCAAATATGGCTTATGAGTATGATACAATCGAAAGACAAACAGAGTTTTTAAGAATTCAAGCAATGAGCGAAGACCCGACAAGGCCCCTTGGTAAGGCACTATCCATGAAATACGATGAACAGTTGAAACTGCTAGAATCCAAGAAACCAGCACTTGCAAAGGAAGCAGAAGTAATCGATGAAAGAATAACTATACTGCGCGGAATCAACGAAGGACTCGGTAATAATGTTTTCAATGCATCCTTTGATAAAATGATAGCGAAGGGGACCGATGCTCAACAGTTTATCGAGAAACTAAAAGCAGACATCGAGGCGACAAACGCAAACAACAAAAAAATCAGACAACTCGAAAACCTAAAGTATAACATTCTCAACCCAGACAGGAAAGCAGGAAGAATAGACACAGTGGATAACAAATATATACACCACTTGTACAAACAAACAGGAAAACGACTCATATCTGTGAGTGACAAGTATATGGGTCAATTCACAGAAGATCACCTTAACAATGGAATAGATAGGTTTCATATGGGAATGCTTGGTGGACTCAATGGTTTATTTCTCGATTATCAGACCTTCAAGGATGCTGATGATGAAACTCATGAAATGGGAAAAACACTTGAAGATTTAAGGTCTCACTATTACAATACTATCAAAACTCCAAGAAAGGGAGGATATCTTACATTTGACCCAGCAAAGGTAGATTCAAATTCTCTGGAGAACCTGAAGAAGTTGGCTCAGAGCGATGCTGTTAAAAATGCACTAGAAGCCGATAAAAGAAACCATGCAATACAAATGCAACAAAATTTACAATTACATCAGGCACAACAACAACAACAGCAACAGCTTCCTCAGATGCCGCAACCTCCTGCCCCGCCACAAGGCCCAGTGATAGTGCCTGTAGTGGATGTGCAAATGCTCATGCAGCAACAACAGATAATATACGACCAAAACCAACAAGCCAAACAGTTACAACAACAGACACAACAAGTGATCCAAAACATGCAAAACCAGAACATACAATTGCAACAGGAAGCACAGCACATGAGGCGAGCCCAAGGACCCTTGGGCGTAGAAGAAATACAAATGGGAGAAGCCCCGCCCGCACAGCCGCCGCAACAGCCTGCCCAGCCCCCGCCACAAGTTGCTGCCCCTGCCCCGCCCGCGCAGCCTAAGCCCCAGCCTGTTCTACCCGACATGGAGGCCGTTAACAGAAGGATACAACAGGCATTTGAGCTGACTATGAACGACATCCAGGCACAGTTATTGCAAAAGAAAATAGCCATGTCTGTTCCTTCTAGGAAGCAAGTTTCTTTTCTTTCAGAGGGATTGTCAGATATTCAACATCATGCGAATTTCTTTCCAAATCAAGAATATGGAGGAAACGTAAGGAAGGGATTTGAGTTCTTGTTAAAACATGGAAATCATCCCAATATTGCAAAACTCATGGATTATTACGTGAACCAAAACGACAGAGGATTGACCTCTATAACAGCTGCACTAATGGATAGTGGATTAACAGCCCCACAAAGAACGAAACTAATGAGAAGAATAATGACAACCACAAAATTTGATTTGGACGCGATAGGCAACAAAATAAATTCTGCTGCTATCTTGGCACCCCCTGGTTCGTTGAGAACCCAACCAGAAAGGGCTATGGATTACCAAGTTTCTTCGAAGATAAGACAACTCAACAGAGAATATTCTATCTATAAAACAGAGGATGAAGCCGATTACCCCAACTCACAAGCAGAAGAGCATTACAGAAATCTTTACGGGGAGACAGCTTCAGGGACTATGATGCACCAGGGACTGTATCCTGGTGAGGTCGAAACCAAACTCAGAGGATATACGAATGTTTTTACAGATTTTACTCAGCGTTTTGTAAAGAGTTTCATATCGAACAAGCTTCTACAGGAAGCAACAGTACCAACAACTAATTATTTCTCTGGTGTAGAACTGTCTTCTAAACGTCCGAACCCACTAGTGCTTACAAAAGCAGTGAGAACTTTATTTATAGCACCAGGGAGCAGTTATTCGTCTACTGTATTTAATGATGAACTATTCGATACTCATAAAGAAATATACTCAAACAATAGTGCAGCTTTAGCTTATTCTGCCGCATTCGGAAGTGTATTTAGACCGCCCACTTCTGTGCCTATCACAACAGCACTGGCTGCGATGAATGTATTGTATCCTGGAAATTCGGCCATGTTGGCAGAACCAAAGAAAGCCCAGAAAACACTCTCCCCTGAAAAAATAGCAGCCAGTAATCTCATTGCATTCTCTCCAAACAATAGGATACGTGCCAAGTATGCAGAAATACAACAAGAATTCGGAATAGCAGGGGTTGATGCATTCAAGGGGCCTGACGAGTTTTTAAAAAGAGCACAAAAATACATAGACAAGAACGCAGCGAACTTCGTTGATATAGGAGGCGGAGTGAGACCACAGAAAAAGAAAGAATTCATGAACCTATATGGGAAGATGACGGTACTTGATGATATGTTTTATGAACTTAGACAGACCGTAGATACAGTGATGATGGCTAGGCTATCTGATGTGCTGGAAACCCTTAACAGCCAAGAGAACGCAATAGAGATAACAAAAATAGCAAACAACGTCAAAAACTATGCATCACAACTCAAGATGTATTACAAAATGGGAAAGAGTATGACAGATGCTTATAACCTCAAAAAAACATTCAAAGACACAGATCCTGGGTTTTACACTGATAAGTTTGGTGAACTACATAAGGTACTCGTAGGCGAACAAAAAGATTTATTACTTCAAAGACACGAAGCAGCAAAAAAGAAAGACCCAAGTCTCCCAGACCTCCCAGAAACTGTAGCAACTATTCCCCCAAGTCCAAAAGATGCCCTCCTGATAGCAACAACTCAACTATACTCCTCAAGTTTGGCATTGTTCAATACTGCCATTGATTCAATTTCTGGTGATATATTCAGACTCTATTCGATGGGTGCTGCCTCAAAATTGGCCGAAGGGGACGCTCCTCTTGATGAATTCAAAAACTTCTCTGAGATGAATAAATGGATGGCTGCCAATAAAAAGGAAGGCCCACAAAACCCACTTAAAAGAACCCAAAGTGACACAGCCACGCCCGCTCTCGAACAACAGGTGCTGCCTCGTCCTCAAAAGCTCGATGTTCTACACCAGGCTGTTTCACAACAACAACAGCAACAGGCTCCTCAAATGCCACAACAACAAGTTCCTCCACCCCCCCAAGAAGAGGAACCTCAACCACAACAACAACCCGAACAACAACAACAACAACTTCCTCAGATGCCACAAGCACCCCCGGAACAACAAATCGATGTCATATCGCCAGAGGAACAAAGAAAACTAGAAGAACGATACATGCTGGAAAAGGAAGCAAAAAAGTTAAAGAAAGCAGAAGCAGCAAAGAAACACCAGGAAGAACAGGCTGCACTCCTTGCGTTTATCGAGAACGAAGAAAGGGAACTCGCAGAGCTTCAAAGGAAGCACGAAGAAGACAAAAAGAAAAGAGAGGAAGAAAGTAATAAGAAACGAGAAGAACGAGCAGCCAAGAGAAGAGCAGAAGATGAAGCAGCATCGGCTAAGCTTGCTCAGGCGGAACAACCCATGCAAATAGAAGAAGAGGAAGAGGAGGCGAATGCACCTCCTAAAAAGAAAAAGAAACCATCACCACAAGAGGAAAAGAAACAAGAAGAACCAGAACCGGAGGAGGAAGAAGATGAAAATCTGGATGATTTCGAATTTCTTGAAGAAGAAAGGAAAAGGAAAGAGAAAAGAGAAGAAATGAGAAAACGCCTTGCTCAATTGGAGGAAGAATTCGCTGATGAGGAGAGAAAGAAGGTACAAGTTAAGAATAGTAAAATGATGTTTAAGGATGTAAACAAACCAAGGGAGAAGGTAGTACTCAAGAACAGTCAGATGATGTTTAAGGATGTAAACAAACCAAGGGAGAAGGTAGTACTCAAGAACAGTCAGATGATGTTTAAAGACGTAAACAAACCAGAGGAACCCCAGGCCCCTGAGTCGCAACAACAACTTCCCCAGATGCCGAATCCTATTCCACCACAACAACCACAGGTTCCGCAACCCCCCGAACCTGTGATACAGAACAAGACACACGCCGAGTGGTGGAGAAAATCATTCAAACCGAAAATACCACAACCTATAAATCTTAGTCCTACGAATGTGTTGGGAGAAGATCCCCTACCCTTTGAAAATCTCGCCCCACAAGGAGGTAGCGTTGAGCCTCCTCCTGTACAAAACTATGCATTCCAACTCCCAGAGGATGAGGAGGAAGACATCTATATGGCACAACAACAACCACAACAACCAGGCGAAGAAGAACCTCAACAACAAGAAGACGAGGACCCTGCTCTTGCAGCTCAAAATGCAGTTAATGTAATTAACCAAGCAGCTATGGAGGAAGAAAACGAAGAACCTATGCCACAGGCTCCTAGACAGAAAGGCCCATTTACTATCCCCAAGAAGAAAGTAACATTACCTGGTAATAGGCTGTTTGTCGGGCAAGTAATGCCAAAATTAAGAGTAGATACAAAGAAAAGTAAAATAGTAACAAAACCTCCAAGAGAGAGCAGTAGGCTAAAAGCCAAGAAAAAATCTAAGGAATAAATCTTTATTAAACCACTATGGGAACATCTTATTCTTCTACTGCTGTTTATACAGATAACAGCCACGTTAACAGAGTGCCTATCATCTCACCAAGGCATGTACCTAAGCATATCCCTTACTCAATGACTCCCTTCTCGAAATTTGATCCTGCTATGTATGCTGAGAAATTCGCCTATCCTGCAAAAGAGCCACCGAAGTATTGGTAATCTGTCCCTTTACCTATATATGGTATGTCAAAATGTCCATTTTGTTACTATAATAAAGAGTAGGTATTTTCAGTAGGTTTAGTGTAAGAGAAACATACGGCCCTTTGACATTCTAATTTATTGTAATTAATAACAAGAAAGGATGAGACCATTTACAGAAGAGAGCTTAGCTCGTTACATGGAACAAGCATTAGAGAATCAACAGAGGGATTTTCGTATCTATCTACTTAGTATTCACAAAAACTCACATACTAGAAGAAGAGGAGCAAACTTCACTATTGAGATTGTGAATCTATCAAAGAGAATGCAAGACAACAATCCAAAGTACAGAAAACAATTCGATGCAGTAGTAAGAGACTTAAAAGATAAATTCACTCGCCCTCGTAAACTCATTGAGGATATGATTGAGATTGCTTTAACTGATCTCGATAATTGCTCATTCTACCCTACTGAGATTCTTTCACCCTACACAAGAAATCCCCTTTCTTTCTTTGTTTACAATGGTCTTGGCAAATATGCTGACCAAAGTTCTATGAAGAACGGATGGATTATTCAAGAAGATAGTGCTCCTGGTAAGTTTCATTCATTAGAGAGACGCCTCAAGAGAGAAAAAGATATTAAGTATGAAGATACTCTCGATGCTTCTGCTTCTATTCTCTTTGCTCTCCATCTCATCCTTGAAGGCACTCGCGATATGTCCCCTACTTGTTTCCCCGATGCTCACAACAAGAAAGCAATGATGGAAGTAGTTAAAGCTCTTTCATCTTCTGTTAATAAGCTAACTGGTGAGCTTTCTGAATCTTACTTGCGCGGTGCAAGATTACAAAAGGCTGCTTATAAATCTGTTCGTAGAACGGACTTATCTATAAGAAACAATACACCCGTAAGAGAAATACAATACAAGTCAGCTTATTTGTAAGAGAATAAAAACTTTATTTCCAGATACTTGTGTAAGTACCATTCATTTGATTGGTCCAATTCCATCTGAATGCCAATTGAGTGATAGTGAGGGCAGGGTGATTTGCAGTTTGTCTAAGATAGACTCTAGGGTTTGTAAAATTAGCTAATGAGATATGACCAGAAGCACAGAACAGAGATTGAGGTTCTACATCCCACCAACAGTAGAACTGTTGAATGTCAGGGGAACAATCATAGAGGTTTTTAAGTTGTTCAGTCTGTTCGAAGTTGGGTCTTGTAGGTTCGAAGAGTGTTTTATCATTAGCACGAACTTGGAAGAAGAGATTATTCAGATAAGTTGGATTAATCTCGTAAAAAGCTGGCGCAGGTTGAGAGATATCTAATGCTGAACTCTCTCTAATAAGGCCACAAATATGCCTAATTGGTCCAGTGAAGTCAGTTTCATCGATACCTACTCCGAGAGCATTAGCAGTAACAAGTTGATTAGCATTAACCGAGTCTTCTTTTCTGGTAACATCACTAAATAAGGTAAAAACTCCTTCATTGTCAAAGGTAGGTGCGGCAATTTGTTGACGTTCACTACCGTTAACGTGGACGAGACGGTAACGCAAATATACATTAGTGTAACCGATTGTTTGAGGTTTGATACCATCGGTTTGGATAGCTTGTGCAGCTGGGGCGAATCTGAAAGTGACTTTGAGTTTGTTAGCAAGAGCACAGATTGGTAATTGATTTCCATCACCATCCCATGGAGTAGGAATTGGGACAACGAATTCTTGTGGAGCAAGAGCTAATGTATTCCTTTGAGCAGCAGTAAGCTCACCTCCCATTAACCCCTCATAGTGTCTCTTCTTCTCGTTTGTTTGGAAATTGTATCTACAGAAAATCTCATCTGGGTGTACTTCGTTTACTTTAGTAGAACCATAAGTGAAACGAATAGGGTCACTATTGGAGAGACATTGAAGAGAACCAAAATCTCCATATCTTTGATAAGTTGGAGCACCACCTACAGCAAGAGCAGGAGCAGTGAAGTGGAGAGAAATTTCATCCAATGATGTACCTTCTTTATCAAATTCGAAACTAAATTCTTGACCAGAGTTAACAGTAGCTTGAGGATATTCTGCTTTCTTCTCTTGAAAAGCAAAATCAGAGACAGCGTGATGTGGTCTCTTTCTTAGGATACTATTTTGGATTCCTGTTTCAACCAATGCAGAGTCTTCCGCTGTAGTTTGTGCTTGTAACTTTGTCGATTCTGGCATCTTCTAGCTGGCTTGATTTAATCAGTACAGATTTAGAATAGTGTTGTTTGGGTTTGCTAGTTTAAAACTCCAAAAAAATACAGGCAACCCTATTTTCTATGACGTCGCAGCTAGCTACTAACGCTGTTAAGGTTACCAATTCAACTAGGCAGAGATACCTACAAGCTGATAAGAATGGATTCCCACTAGAAAGACAAATACCAAGAACCTATCAAGTTTATACGGGAGTAGGAGGAGCTGGAGTAACTATCGATTACGATGGAAGTGATGAACTAGTTATATTTGGTGAGAACCTGACAGGGCCATTGATAGTTCGTTTTGGACCAACCAGACAAAAAATAAGGAACTGGATAGGGAGAGAATTGAAAGTACAAATCAACGGACAAGCATTCCAAACAATTACATTAGATAGTTCTCCTGCGTTTCTTAAGTTAAACGGTACTGCGATTACTCTACTTAGTCATATAATACCAGGCGACGGTACATCAAAAACAATCACTGTGTCTTTCTCTACTGATACACTATGGAACCTAGACTATGGAGCAGCAGTAGCTAGTCTTATTCCAGTGGCACCCATACCGTTACAAGCCAATCCACAGATATACAATCCAAAATACTTAGCACTAGTTACAGTGAACATCCCCGACTTGGTACTATATGGTCAGCCTCCATACGAAGCCATACCTCCCCCCATGACTACAGGACCCATCGATAGAAGACTAGGTTCTATCAATACAGACAACGGTAGTGGGACTATAATAGTATATCACCCTCAAGGACAAGATAGCCAGATATTCACAGTTCCTGTTCAAGTGAGGGATAATTCAGGAGCTATAGTGACTAGTGCTTTCACTATCATTCCAGATACCTTGTCGTTTATATCGGGAACTACTTACCCTGACAATACGTTTTGTACTTATGTTGCCACTGTGGCTGGAACTCAGGGTATATATACGAAACCCAATACTACCAGTCCTCTACTTGTAATGAATGCCCCTGCTGTAAGTGTAACGAATATAGCAGGGAACCAAAAAGATAGTTTAATATTCTACCAGACTTCTGCATCTCCTACTAGTATATTATACTACGACCCTCTATCTGGTGCGATACCCCCTACAGGCACCGTGCCTATTAGTGGTGTTTTTTTATCTACCGTGGGAATAACCACAGTGAGGTGCCTTTCATACAATCACGACACAGACGAGTTATATGTATTCGGTAACACTGTAACATCTGCTGTATACATAATGAAGTTCGATAGATACCAGAGGTCAGATATAAATCCTCCTACGCTTACACCTCAAGGAATAACTGTCTTGACTAATGCACTAGACCCCACAACACAACCTGTATTGGCTCCTATATATGCTACCACTTCTTATGTTACTGGATGCGAATTCGTTGATGGTCTCAATGTAGTTGTACTGGCTATATGGGACCCTGTTGCTAATAGAGGGAAACTAGTTAGTTTGAACTCCCAGATGTTTAAGAACAGGGGAACATCTGTTGGTGTAGCCCCTGTAACATACCACGACCAATATGTAATAGGAGCGTATGATAACGCTGTGTTTAATGCTGCCAGGTTGAGTCTTGGTTCGATGAAGGTAGAAGACAAATACGCTATGTCATATATTACCAGTACAGCGTATGGGTTCATTAAAGATTACAGTTTTTTCAATAACGTCTTAACTACACTACCTGGTTTTGCTAGCTCTGGTATATCTGGTTTACCTACTGAAATAAGAGGTACTAGAACACTTATCAACTATTAGTCTTTATTTAGAAGAACATTGAAATAAACACAATTGCCAATACAATAATCATCACATACACTAGTGTATGAGCACCCATTTCATCTTCATTAACAACTGCAGTACTAAGGCTTCCCCATTGATTGTGATAAGGGAGAGTTCCTGGTTTCTTTCTTTCTCTAAATGTATCAACATTAGTTAAGTCTCTACCTTTAGTCATTTGAATGCTTTTATGTTTAGTCATTACTGGTGCACTTGAGAAATACTCAGCCGTGGCCATAGTAGGGAACCATGAACGTCTAGATATTACCTTATCTGCTGCTAAATCCCTAGTGATAGCATTAGTTATCTTAGCTTCTGGTCCGTAGTATGTTTGATAGGCTTGATTCTTTCTACGGGCATCACTAATAAGTTCTGGTACTCTATTCATAGTTAACTTAATTTATTGATTTAGATTCAGGCAATGTCAGCAACAACACTAGCTGCCATACCGTAAGCGAAGTTAAGGACTACTGCCTCGATGATGTATTCCATAAAGTTTGTATTTCCGAACATGTTATTTGGGAGGATGATAGATGTAATAGCCAATACTCCAGAACCAATGAGACCTCCTACGAGGATAGTCATGAAGTTGAGACCCATGAATGGTCTTCTAGTAGTACCAGATGTACCACTACATTGGGCATACTTGTAAACCCAGAAGGTAGAGATACCTTTAAGTACGAAATCAAAGAGTAGTCTCATATCACTCATACCGAATGCTGGTGAAATCACCATATCGATAACACCGATTGCTGCAGCTTGACCTAGGATAGATGTAAATGTACCGCACATTTTAGATAAACTTTATTAACTATTGTTTTAGATTTCTCGACAGCCCAAGCTTTGTACTAATTATCCTATGTAGTGGATGCTTCTTCTTTGACTTGTTAATAGCGTATATAGCCACAGACTCTCCCAATACATCAGCACACAGTATACTAGGGTGTGTATAGTCTCCTTTAAGCTGTAGGTGAGCACCTTTGTTCTTTAATATACCTTTATCGGTAGTGACAATATATTCTACCTCTACCTCTATATACCATCCCTCATAGAATAGTAGTGCTTGCTCTGCTTTAACATTGCGTATTTCCCTCTTTATAATCTCCATACTCCTTTCAAACTCTGATGTTAGCATACCACTAGTGACAGGACCATTCTCTCTTGTTTCAACGGCTGTGTGTATGTCTCTAACTACGTTCATGTCCATGGTGTGTATACTGTGTTTAAAAATTGAAAAACCCTACAATAACACCAACTATATAACCAAACGACATAAACCTATGTATAGCTGACAAGGGTTAACAATGAAAGGGGTAGGAAAGGAAGGGAAAGGGAGGATAAAGAAAAAGAAATAGCTTATAGAAGGGGGACTTGACTTTATTATTTTTTCCTTTTTTTAAAAGGTTATTCTAGCTAATTCACAAAATTAATTTATAATTCTGGTTCTTCAGATTTATTTTCAGGCTCTTCTTCTTCTTCCTTCGTTCCGTTGATGATTTCTTCATGTCCTAGGTCAACCATAGCTTCAAAGATTCTACCTCTACATGTCATTATTGGTTGTCTTATCTTAGCCATGCACTTCAGTATCTTTCCTGTGTTTTCGTACTCATGTCTCAGCGAGGGTAAAGTAACCCAAGTTCTAGCCACATCCCATTCAATCTCACCATTTACGAAAGCTTTAACGAAAAACAGCTCATTACCAGTTGCAGGATTGTTGGAGGACATTTGTAAAAATAATGTAGGGTATCTGAGGTTTTAGCCTTATAAACCGAAAACCCGATACTTGTAAACCCTAGCCAATCAAATGACAGAAGAAGAACCACAACTCCAGGATGATTACATTATGTCTTGCTGGAGTACTATAGAAAGAACAGAAACATTCAACCAACATCCTTACTATTGTGACTTCTGTAATGTTGCCACAGATAAAGCCATGACACACGAACCCATATCTTGTCTTGCTGAATATTGCAATCTATTGTTTATAAATTTTATACGAGAACAATTATTAAGCGAACCGCCTGTTCTAACTACAAGAAGCATATTTAGAGATATAATATGTCGAGATTGCTTTGATATGTATTTTACTTATATTGGAGAAGGAAGCAGCGATCAAACGGTTGAATACAGGACTAATAGAACAGTGACATCTGTGTGTAAACAAATCTCTTGTATGAAAAAAAAAGCACACGGTTGTAAAAAAGCATATTAAATAAAAATGATTGCAGATAGCAGTACTGGGCCACGCGCTCTCCCATTGAGCTACCAGCGGTTAGTATCCGCTAGGCCGGACTTGAACCGACAACCTCGTGATAATACGGTCAAAAGGCGATGTATAGCTATTCCCATAGCACTCATAAATAAAAAAAATGTCGGCTATAGGAATCGAACCATATATCTCCCAACAGCAAATCGGGCGTAATGCCTTTATACGAAACCAACTATTTCCGACCGAGGAGGAATCCAACCCCCTTCTCTTGGGCCTACACCCAAGTGTTCTAAGCAATGAACTATCAGTCGCCGACAACGGAGAGACTCGAACTCCCAAATCCTTTCGGAAAACAGATTAGCAATCTGTCGCCTTAACCTTTCGGCCACGTTGTCTTACTACTGGTGTTGCAAGGAGATTCGAACTCCTGTCTTGGTGCTCCGCGCACCTTATGCTTACCATCTACACCATACAACACATTAATTACTATATATTTTATTGTGGTGCTCTCTTGGCATTCCTTATGGGTGGAAGTTTTTTACAAACAGTAACCACTAAGTTTGAACCCATTCCCCACGTTCCTGGTGGTTCGTATTCGCCTAGTAGAGTTGGTTCTGCTTCCATTCGGTAAAATAAAACAAACCCTATGGTAACAGGATTTATGTATCAATGTCACGTGTAGGGTTATTTATTAATGGAAGACGAACACGAGCCAAAGGAGTGCTGGAGTGCAAGATACCACGGAAGACAATGGGAATGTTTCTATTGTTCGAATGTTGCTAATGTTCTTTGCTTTCATAAGAAGATGTGCAGAAACGAAGAATGCGACCAATTCAAATGTATACTACAAAACAAAATGGAAACACTACATAAGTTGTTTGTCACTTCACGGATTAGAAAACAAACACCTATATGTTTGGTTTGTTTGATGGCGAGATATGACATATTAAACAAACCAATATGGCACGAATACTCTGATGATAAATTACGCTTGGATTGTTCTTTAGGTGTCAGTTTATTAAACATAAGTAAAAAGCTACCAACTTATAGGAATGCAAAGAAAGCACCAAGATAATAAACTTTAACAATCAGCTATAAGTTTAAAATAGGTGTATTGGCTTGTTAACTTCTCGGTGATTTTACCCTCCATGGGTGTTGCTCCACCAACAAAACTGTAAAGCTCCAAGTCATTATCTACTTCTTCAACTGGCATATCTATATAGCCCTTCTTTACTGCTTGGAGTAATGCTCTCTTTTTGATAACTTCAAAGTCATCTCCATATTCGAAAGGAACGTTAATACCTTGGTATCTTCGGTCGTTTACATCAACCCATATCGTACCTCCGGTCGGACGAGATACAATGATGGGAGCTGTAGGAACCAAAGCGTTTATCATACCAATCATGGTTGTTAACTTATGGGTAAGGCTAATGTTCTGTTGTCTAGCTGATTCGAGAGCGACAGATTGTTGCCTAATGGTTTCTTTCATCTGTAAAAGGTCTGCTCTCATGCATTTCAGTTCGTTCTTTAACATATCTTCATATTGCTGTCCACTCATGGTTTGACTAACCCTTGTCGTCATTTGGTTTATATGCAACATGTTTAGGGATTTCCCTGTAACAATGCCACTATACCTTATCAGAAAGCACAACAGGAGCTTTGGCAGAATGTACTTCGAGCATGACGAAAAAGACAACAAAGACGGATATTGTGTATTATGTGATAAACAGAAAGCAGCAGAGTCTTCGTTCTTTTGTTGTTTGATAGAACCGCCTAAAGACTATCAAGAAATCAACACTCCAAACTATCCACTACCAGAGTCATTCTTGCGTACATGCAAGGAAGTATTCATAAACAGCAGAAACCTTGAAACGATATCGGGAAGAGAAACACTGTACACTTGCAATTACTGCTCATCTGTGGTAGCGAACGATGTTCTTAGTTATGATCGTTATAGAGAGAAATCAATTATTAAAGATTTTATTGCTTGTTATACTATAGAAGATATGGGCTATGAAGTCTGGCTATGTAATATGCCTCTGAGAACTAAAAGAGCACAATAAAGTATTCGACAGACATTTATGAGTAGGGTTTATTTTTGGGCCTGGGGTAGGAAAGGAAGGGAAAGGGAGAATAAAGAAAAAGAAATAGCTTATAGAAGGGGGACTTGACTTTATTATTTTTTCCTTTTTTTCGGAACGCTGCGCGTTCCGAGGTGAGTCTATATATCTAAGAATAGAGTATGTGTACTGCTACAGTAACTTCGCAGGTCAGCGTCTTTAAAAGCTTCAATACGCGACTGGAACCCACAGAACAAGATAGCTATGTTCTCTCCATCAGCGGGCATTGTTTCTGATGTGATAGCATTAGCAACACCAATCACTCTACTGCCTCCATCATCTTCGTGTTGTCTTATACAGAAATAACTATTGAAGAGACCAGGAACTTCAAGGCTAGTCATAATAAAGTTTCCTTTCTCTTCTACTCTTTTGGTGTCTACTCTACTGGTGTAGATATCGATACTTACACCGAGACGATAGAGAGCAGTAAAAACTTCACGCGTCCAAACATAAGGAATGTCAGGTTCTTTGAATGCTTCTTCGATTCTACCTTGATCCAGTAAAGTATTGTATCTTGCACTCTTGTAAGTTAAATCAGCATAGTCTAGTAGAACGTGAATACGAGAAGTATCTGCAATGGCTTGTTCCTTGATAAGGTTATCAACAAAGGTTATAAGAGTATCAGCTATCGTGTTGTTTGACATAGAAGAGAAATGAAATAACAACCCTAAACATACTATTTATTATCTTATTGATTGAGTACGATTGATTCCATTTTTTTCACATAATCGATACGTTGACTCATAAATTTAGTAACCTTCAGTCGTAGTAAAACAAAGCTAGTTTGTAGTCTAGCACCATTTGTAAGCTTAACTAATTCTAAAGCAAATTTCTTAGCTAAGTGACTATGTAATCCATTCTCGTCGTGATAAAGATTAGGTGGATGATTTGGTTCATAACGATACATGCCACCAGTTTCAGGTGATGGTGAAATGTTAATATAATGCTCTCCTGCATTTGTTTTTAAATTGGTATTCTTCCATCTCATTGTAATACAATCAAGATCAGCTAATACCTCAGCAGGGTCTGGTCTAAATCTTACTTCAAGAACATCAATGTTAATGATATTCGTTGTATCGATTGATAAATTCAGATTGTCATTTCCCACCCCAACATTCGTAAAGACTGCAATAATTTCTTCATGTGAGGTTACTTGTCCTACACTTTGTGAGCCCAGGTACGCCATGCAAGGATAACAAAATAATAACCCAATCATTGGGGGAAAGGGAAAGATATAAAACCGTGACTCTTTAACTAAATAAGGTATGTCAAAATGTCCATTTTTTTATTATAAAGAGAGAGTGATTGTTTCCTAAGTCAAAAGAGAAGGGGTATCAAGATTCGGCGTTTTGCCATACTTATCAAGATAATAGATTAAAGCTACTTCACTATTATTCTTAAGATTTACATATTGTAAAACACCCATGGGAGTCCAAAGGCACATACTAAGTATTTTATCAACAGTTGGTACTTTCAACCTATTACCATCCCTAAACCATTTATAGCAACTAGGTTTGATATTGTGACTTTTGTGAAATATGATTCTTTCATTAATCATTTTACATATTGATTTAATACTTTCTCTATCTCTATAAACTGAAGGTGTCTTATTGACTATGTTGTGATTTAAGAAATACCAGCCATACTCATTCACATGCTTATAATTTAAATTGTAGAGTAACACTAAAATAACAAGGTCTAGCTTGGTAATATTTTTCCTAGTCATTCCATTTTCTTCCAAGTAAATAAGAAAGAACTCTGCATAAGCATCAAAGAGAAAACGTAAATGAACAGCTACTTGATAAGGAATCTCTGCTAAAGTAGAACCACATAGATATACTCTGTACTGGTACCATCTCTCTATTCTTCTATTGAATGGACTTGAGGGGTATACTTTCTTTATAAGTCGGCAAATTGTTCCGCAATGTTTTTTGGTAAAGTTTCGCTCTGACCATACCAAAGGGCATATATCTCTGTACGTATCGTAAACAAGGGAGATAATATTGAGTTCCTTGCTTGATAGACGCGGCTCTGTATTTCTTGCTTGTAATAATCTCTCTGCGAAGTAGTTCTTGTGCTTATAAAACGGACTCCTAGGTACGTAATCATAAACAGGAGATTCGAGATCAAAACAAGTATTGTTATCGACGACCCCGCAAGTAGTGCAAACAATTGCGTCACCTTCTGAAGTTTTACACATTGGGTCCAAGTCACTCTCACACTCTCTACATTTAGGGTTGACGATTGTTGCTTTTGCTGCTCTGATAGCTGCGAGTCGCTGAATCTTTGTGTGTTTCCCTCTACGGTCTTCCCTTTTCTTTCTTTTAAATAGTTTTGAGAATCTTGGTGAGCGCATTGTTGCATTTGTTAATCTAATTAATTAGATTTTTGTGAGTAATGAAAAAGGGATTTCTACGAGGAGTAATAACGTGCGACCCAAGTTGGAGAGGACTAGCTTTCACAATACACGTTCCCTCAATGAACTATAATGTATCTGAAGTGATGGACTTGGCTGTGTTGGTTAAAAATAAGAAAAATCTCACTCAACCTCTTGTTTACATTCCACTTGTTGTTTTTGCCATTCAAACGTTAATAGAGCGCAGACCATTGATACAATTATGTGATAAACTAATTATTGAATCACAATTCACAGAATCAATGAAAGGATTAAGTAATGTAATCGTTTCTGTCATATCGAGTTTACTCGTTGGTATAAAAACAGAAAAACTCAGTGCGCTTACGTGTAAGAGGCAACATGGAGTATCATATGGGGAAAGCCACTATAAAAACAAAACCAATATGCTAAACTATGTTACGGAAAATAAAAGCAAACTAATTGCTGGAGATACTGTGAAGGACCATAATACAGCAGACTCAATCATTATTTTAAATACGTGGCTTAACTTAAAAAAGCGTCACTTTTACACCAACATCAAGGAATACGCAATGCGATACAGGAAACCAATCCCAAGAGAAGTACCATTCCTCGAGAAGAATATCAGATGGGAATGTCCTGCTTGCAAGTATCACTCTGGTAAGATATGGATGGTGAAGAAAGAACCAGAGGATGGTAAGAAGGATAACAGAGGAGCCTTCTTTATATCGTGCAGCTATAAACCATGTAGAGCATCTACCTTCTGGCCCAAGGAATATGGTCTTCCAGAGATGGAGGGAGAATTCATAGGAAGTGTAGACAGTGGAAGATGGAAGAGGTCTGACGGTTCAAAACTACCACCAGAGGAACCAAAAGAGAAAGCTCAAGTTCCTGGCTCATATGATACTGTACCTGTAGAACCTCTAGGGGATAGAAGAGACGACCCCGAAGCACCACCAAATGCTCTTAAGGATATCGTAGATGCTCTAGGTGCTAAGCAAGAACAATTACAACAGACTATCTTTAATATGCAGAAGAATACAGACGATACACTACAGAAATTATTCTTGGCTATCTCTGGTGCCAACCTAAAGGCTGAACCTGCTGTGGGGGAGAAAAGAAAACCAGAAGAAAAACCTGAACCAGAAAAGAAAATCCCAAAGCGTACTGCTAGAGGTAAAGTTACAAAATTCGACGTTGATTCGGTCGATCCCCTTGCGGAGTTTTAATCTTTTATTTACTATCCTTAAAATACAATAAAGTGAATAGATCAATGTATCTAGAAACCTTTGTAATATACTTAATCATTTTTTCTTCTGGGATTGCGTCAAGTTGATCTAGTATGTGTCTTGCCTTTGAAGAGTAGGTTCTTACATTGGTGAGGATAGTTTGTACATCCTCTGGGTTTTTGTGGAGGTCCCTCACTTTAGCAATCCTTGGTCTAGCAAGGTGGTTGTTACATGCTGCAGCCAAATAACCAAAGTAGAAGTTTTTGTAATCTCCTTTGTCGTCTGCTACGGTCTTAATAGAAAGACTGATGGTGTCTTCCTCTTTATCTTCGGTGAAATACTTTGTGTATTTCTTTGAAAGAAAGACGAAAAAGTTCTTAACCTTTAAATGCATACCGGCTGTGTTTGCCATTATTTATTATGTTCTTTATCTAGCTCTTTTGGTAAATTTACCGGTTCTTACGGATTTTAGTGGTAATAGAGGACAACCGCTCTCCACGTACTTTTCAAACTGTGAAGGCTTTAGAATTCCCCAGTCCTCTTTGCCGATTAAATGTTCGAAGCCTAATTGCTTTAATCTTCTTCTATCATCCTTCCACATATCAGGTCCTCCCATCACGAAGTCCTCTTCTTCTACTTCCTCGTCGACACATCCCAGAGATACTCTGTCATTGACGTCGTTGTATTTATGTGCTATGTCTACACCAATGATATGATACTTTTTGTTGATTTCTTCTGACTCGAGTAAATCCTTTAATTCATATTTGTCAAGGTATGGCATGTATTTATCTCTCACAGCTTCAAAGGTTCTCTCATCACCCGTTGGAAATAAAAACGCATAATCACAATTACCTGTAGCCGCAGGAGCACAACCTTTCACATCCTGAATACTTACAAAGAGAGTGATAAACAAATGACGACCTTCAAAAAAGATAGCATTCAATTCCTGAGACCATTGTAATCTCTCAGCCAGACAATCATCCAATATAACCAGAATGTTAATATTTTCATCTTGGCGGAATCCATTTGACATATCCCTTACCTTGTTTCTTTGGATGCGAGCAATCTCTATTAAAAGATCAGGGTCGAATCCTTGAATGATTCTCGCGTCTGGTAAGAAGCGAGAATACTCCCCAGATGATTTAGTTCTCGTGAATACAATCACTTCTGGGAACCATCTTCTATTGTGTCTACACAAGGCACGCATTACCTTTGTTTTTCCTGATCTTCTTTTACCAGTGAAGATTACCGTATACCCTGGCATAATCATATTGTATGACATCTGGAGAATCTGTAATTGTGTTCCTTCCTTACCAATCGATACAGTAGTATAAGGGACTGGTCCTGGGAGGAAATGTTCTATGGGTGGGTCTGGTCCATCAAAGGGGGCAACATCATAAAGGTCAGGTACTGCAGACAGCATTTGCATTTCATCTAACTCGATACCATACTCTTCCTTTCCTTGAGAGGCCCCTCCACCACCTCTCAAGGCTTCAACAATCATTTGACGCGAACTTAGCATAGCAAATCGTACTTTATTAATTTCAATTAGATTTTTTATAATTTGTTTTCAAGTGAGTGAATGCATCGTTTATAGGAAGTCCAGTATCAAAAGCCAAACCATTAAATGCCATTCTTACATATTGAGAGTAAGTACAAACATCAAAACTCTTCAAACAATATCTTTCCTTCGTTTGTCTATCAACTGGTTTTCCCCCAGTCACTTCACTCAAAATGATATTCAATCCAAATTCCTTGAAAATAAGTTGTAAATTTTTAAAAGTTGCGGTATCCTTTCTCATCCGGCTCGGAGGGAGTTCCTTGAATTTGATTTGTCTTTTTGTGCTGTCATAGAGACGATCACCAATAATTTTAAAATGCTTTTCTAGATGATGATGTTGCCCAGAAAACATTGCATAAGTTCCACAACCCTCAACCACACCACGTGCGTGGTCGATTTTAAAATTACATTTTTGACATATGTCATTAAAGGATTCTAAAAGACCAGTGGAGAAAATCAACGTGTTGTTAACAGCTCTTTTGTAAGTATTAACTGTTTCTAGCTCCTTCTCATAGAGTGTTACTTCAGATTTAGTGATAGCTCTTCTGAAAGCACACCAACGTATTTGAGTATCAATATCATTCAATTGGACGTAGCGATTAAGTTGTAGTTTAAAATCATGACCTACACTTTCAGGTATTTTCTTCGTTAAGATATTATCACATGACATAGCTAACACCTTGTAATTATCTCTTCCATCCTTTTTTAATCTTCTAGAAGATTTGGAGAGAAGAGTTTTCTCTTTTGCGTTGATGTTTTTATAATCAGTGAATCCCTTTAAAGTACCTCCGTTTTTTTTTATAATATCAAATAATACCTTTGCATAATAGGTGGTATCGTTGAATTTCAATTTCTTATATTCGTAATCAACCAGAGTATCAACGAATTGATTATCTTCATGGTAAAGTACTAGTTTCTGGTCGGTGATCAATTTTCTCAATACATCATAACTGGTGTTGTTGATATCCAATTTGAAATAGTCATTGGCTCTCGCTTCATAAAAGTCGAGAGGGAATTCAAAATCATCCTGTTTGTGATGCATCTTGATTATGTTGGTTGATTTGGAATACTTCAATTGTTCCCGGGTTGTAATCATTATTGACTCATTGTAAATAATATACATTCTCACTTCTTGTTCTTTTAGGGTGCGGATACGATTGATCATTTGATAAAGAGCATATGGAGTACAAGATACAGGAGAACACAATACATACATCACATCATAGTGGACTTTATCATAGCTAGCACCAGCCCCAACGGCAGTGTTGAAGCACAACAATTCTTTAGTCCACTCTTCATCAGGGTCAGCAGCAGTTTGTTTTTCACCATCAGTAGAATCACCAGTGATTACCAAGTTGGAAGCAGCATATTGGGAACCACGTTGAGCAAACGAATACAACAACTGTTTACTATTACTCACAACCACAATCTTTTTACCAGCAGCACAATCAGCATCAAATTTTTCACCAAACTTCTCATCTGATCTATAATTGATATATTTCCTTTGGTCTGGTCTTCCTTCGTGTTGTACCAGATTACATAATTCCAGAATATGCAAATGATCTAAAAACCTTGCAGTTCTTTCCGTCAATATACCATCCATGAACAATACACGCTTCGAGCCAATGATGAGACACTTGAACAATTGCCAGATATTACATTGTCTGGTTTTCCCTTTACTTAGCATGGTTCCGATGAGTGCTTCTATGAGTGCTTCAATCTCATCAAGGATGAGTAAATCGAACCTTGGTAAAGCATGGGTGTTCTGAGACATCGCGCGTTGTAAACTGTTGATACATAATACAGAAGTTTCATTATTTGACACCGAGCCCTCCTGATCCAAATAACTTACCATCCCGGGGTACTTTGATTTAAAGTTGATAGCCTGAGTAATGCGTGTTACCAGGAGGAGTACTTTAAATGGTTTGGGTTGTTTTCCACCTAATAAGCGATGCTGTGCCTTTGCTTTCCTGGTATCATCAATCCATTGAATAGTTGAAGTTGTTTTTCCTGCACCCATGGGGGCTGATATAATACCAAGTCCTTCTTGGAGAGCCCACTCGATATCATCTGGAAGGACGTGCTTCTGAATTTCAGGTTTGATTATTCTAAGCCTTTTAGTACTCGTCGCGATCCTTTCCTTGGTTTTGAGTTTCTCCTGAAGATTGTAAAAATCAGTCAATGGCGCGGAATCCTCTTTTACTGTGATGTCTCCTTTACTGCATTTCGCTGAATGGCAACGAATGACACAATATCCATCGTATTCCATCACGTATGTTTTACCTTTACTTTTGTGGTCACCTTTCTTTATTGGACAATACTTTCCTTCCACCAAATGCATGTTTCCTCTACTCTCCTTCCAGGCTGGTTGATTGAATAAAGCCAATGCCTTCTCATGCATAGACAATCTAGTAGGAGCTACACTATATTCTACCCTTGTAGATATTCTTGGGATTGTTGCTGTGGCTGGATTCCTGATTGATGGAATACTTCTGAATGGTACCTCTACAGGTTGTTGAACATTCATTAAATCAATAAGCCAAGTCCAGAGGCAGACGGGAGCATTCTTTTCACTTACTGGCCTACACATCTTTCCGTTCTTTGGATTAGGTTGAAGGAAGTTCCGTATACCTTTATTGACATGGTAAATACTATAATCAACTACATCGCACAGTTCAGGATAGAGTCTTTCTATTTGTTGTTCAATCCATGGAACATTGTGCTCTTGTTGAGTTTGTGGAACTACCCAGAGTTTCGGGTCAAATAAATAAACATGGTATCCTTTGCTTCCAGAGAAATAGATTCTATAAGAATGATAATTCATGATATGGAGTTTATCAATCAATTCAGGGAGATACGATTGTATCTTCATTAAAAAATCAGCATCAGAAAGAGACCCCTTTTCGATGTCAATATCCATCACACCAAAATAGTGAGATATAACCGGTGTCTTTTCATGGAATTGAAAGTACCAAAGAATAGTTTCATAAATATCACCAACAATCTTTGCAAGTTCAGCTTCAGAGCTTGTAGTGATTTTAATATCAATCTCCTCACCATGATAGAGGTTGTTTGTAGC